TAAAATTAGTGGGTATAATTTCTGGTCTATTTTCTAGTAATTGAACTAATAACTTTTTATTTTTTACATCGATAATTTTATGGTGTTTATAATAAACGGCATGATCGTACCATCTTAAACTTTGTTTATCTAGTTTAATGATGATTGACTTGCTGTTTTTGAAATACTCTGGCATATACTCTTTGTGCCAGAATATAGGCAACAAATGACCTTTATTTTTTTGGTTATGATAATACTTGTTACAATAAATTTCTTCTAAATTGAGAAATCTATTAATATCAAGATCGTTTCCACGAGGGTATTTTGCAGAAAATATTTCTCTGGTTCCCCACTTAAGTTTTCCAATCGGTTCATGATACAACCATTGACTCAAGTCTGTTGGAAATGATTCTTTAAAATATCCTAACCAATCGTTGTTTGGTTTTTTATTTTGTTCTATCTCAGACCAATGGGAAACTTCTGGACTACATTGTAGAATACTGGATAAAAAATTTCCCGCTGAACCAGGAGCAAACCTTATAATTAAAAATTTTGGAAGTTTTCCAATCATAGACTTCTATAAATGTCCAATAATAGTTTAGGATCATAATGATCCGATTCGATTTTTGTAATCTGGTCTGTTACAATCTGGTCAACCGATTCGAATTTAACTTCACCTGGTGCTAAATCCAATTCGTGATCAGTTCGTTGAATAGGCATCAATGCCATCTCACGCAGTTTGTATTGTTCAACAAACGTTTCTTTGATTACATTTGCCTCCTCGTAAGATATATCAATATCCAAACGAACTCTTACATGTTGCCGTTCTTTCAGTAGTTTATCGTGATTGTCCAAAACTTCAGAAAGATTGTAGACATTGTAAAGAGGCTGAGCTTCCCATGCGTAGTATTTAGGTTCTTTACCCCACTCCAAAATCATACATCCACGATCCGTGTCATCCACGTCTGCGAAGTTGTGAGCAAAGCAATTACCAATATAAGAGATATTCTTTTGATGTTGTCGTTTGTGAAAGTGTCCCGAGAACACTCGTTCAATTCCAGCAAAGTCTTCTTTGTGTATATCACCATGATCTGGCATTTGAATCATAGCATTCATGTAGAATGTGGGCAACTCAAAGTGACCAAAGATATACTTAGAATTCATTTTCTTGATTCGTTTGGCATCGTCACCTACCATCCACGGTATAATCGCAGTGTCACCCTCGATCAACCAATCATCAACAATAGTGATGTTGGGAATGTGTGATGCCCATGATACGGAGTGCACGTCTCTTCGATCACGATAGTATAGGTCATGATTGCCCACGATAAAGAAGAACTGTGAGAATGCTTTGCTAAGTCGTTGAAGAGCATCTAGAGAGTGGTGCAGAGTGAGAAGATTGATTGCGGCACGTTGATGATGCCAATCTCCCAGAAAGATTCCAGTATCACAACCTTCTGCTTTTGCTTTCTCAATGATCCAATCTACAAAGTCGAGACAATCGATGTTGTGCTGAAGTGAGTTAGACTTCAGACCAAAGTGAATGTCTGTGAAGCAGATTGCTTTTTTAAATAGATTTGCCATAATAATAAAGGGTTAGAACATACACCATACTGTCCTAACCCTTCCTTTTCAAGAAAATTGGTAACTAGTCTTCGTTAGCAACGATAGGACTAGCACCATAAGATTGCCAACCACGTTGAGATTGACGAGTGTAGGATGGATTTAAACCATTAATCTCTAGAATATCATCACGAATGTTTTGATTTCTTTTCTCAACATTGAGTACCCGAGTGAAAGAATTGGTAATTGTGGCAGTATAATAAGCAAAAGGATTCTGTGACTTTGACTCATCAAACTGTAAACCAATTTGAGACAATTGAAGCAATGCTTGGGATCTCATTTCATCGTTGTAGGTGTATCCCCGCCAATTGCTTCGTGTAGCATATCGTTCACATAATTTGATAAACATGTGTGCGAGTTTGGGTGTCATTTGTCCGTGATCTTTGGTAAACTTGCCACGAATCATACCCCCAGTCCAGTGTGACTTGCCAACTAAAATAGGTTCATTGTTCTCGTCAACACGATAATGCTGAAATGGAGGGAAATTGACTTTAACATATTTGTTATGCTTTCCGTCCTCATCATCGTACTCGGTGTGAACTTCTTCATATTCATCTTCGGTATCAATACCCCAAGCAGTCATCTTTGCTTTTCTTGTTTTATCTTCGTCAAGGGGAATATGATCCCATGTCATAATACGAAATACTATATCAGTTTGTGGAATAGATGATGGTTTAATAGTAAATTCATCCATTTTTAATTTTTGTTCTGCTTTTTTACATCCTTCTTCCCACGCAAGTCGAGTTAGTCGTTCTGCTCGAAGTTTTCGACCTTCGGCAATGTTTTTCTTATTAATTTTGTTGACTGAGGGGAGAATGATGTCGTAATCGTGGGCGTTTTTGTCGGTAAAACTACAGTAGGTTGTTTTACTCTTATGTATTTCTTTTAATATGTCTCGGTTGTTAAGATAGTTAACGGGTTTGATAATAATTCTCCTTGAACGGGTAAGATAATTTTAACTAAACACGTATAGTCACACAAGAAAAATGGTAAATTTTGAGGGGATTTTATACGATAAATATTTATTAACAAAGGGAAAATTACATGACATTTGATGCAGCATCCTTTATGTCTGGGCAAGCAACTGGTGGTGAAGGTGGTGAAAATGCGTCTGCCCCTCCTAATCCGTCTGGAGATAGGGTAAACACGCTTCAAATTGGAAATTTCACCGATGCACTTAAAACTGGTGCTACTGCATATTTGACTGCTTCCGCATTTGGAGCAAGTGGAAAAACCTCTGGAAAAGCAGCGTTGATTGCTGGTGGGCTAGACTTATTGTCTGGTGGTAAAGTAAGTTCAGTATTATTTGGAACAGGTGGCGAAGGTGCAGATACTCCCACTGGTTCCGCAAGTGATTGGAGAGTTCGAATCTCCATGGCAACAGAGACTGCTGGAATGTTTTATAATGGTGGTGGAGTAATGTCTCCGCTATCCTCCACTAATGGTTTGGTATTTCCTACGACTCCAACAGTTACGGTCAATCATGCCGCAACCTATAATTCCACACAGTTGACTCATAATAATTACAAAAGTTATTTTTATCAAGGCAGTGATGTTCAGGGAATTACGATTACTGGTGACTTCACTGCTCAGACAATTGCGGAAGGTAAGTATGTCAATGCCGCAATTCATTTTTTAAGAGCATGTACCAAAATGTTCTTTGGAACAAATACACAATATGCTGGCAATCCTCCTCCTATGGTATTCCTAAATGGTTATGGTGGAACTTATCTTCCCAATGTTCCTTGTGTGGTGACCACATTTAGTCATACAATGCCCAATGATGTCGACTATATTCAAGTTGAATCCTATTGGATGCCAGTGGTAAGTTCGATTTCTGTCACATTACAACCCGTTTACAGTAGGTCTAAGCAACTGTTGTTTGATAATGGTGCTTATAATGGTGGTAATCCATACAGTGGTGGTAGTGGAGGATTTATCTAATGCCAGTTCAATATTCAAGAACCAGTCCTTATTATAAGGCAACAATAGTCAATGATAAAATGGAGGTGGCAAATTTGCCAGTGATTCCAAAGTATGCTGATGATGTTTCTGTTGTGATTAATGAAACCTATCAATATCGTCCAGATTTATTGAGTTATGACTTGTATGGAACGGTTGCATATTGGTGGGTATTTGCCGCACGAAATCCAAATGTGATTGAAGATCCAGTATTTGGATTTAAATCTGGTAAAAGAATTTTTATTCCCAAACAAACTACAATTGAAAGTGTGGTCGGATAACGATGGCAACACCAGAAGAAATAATTAATAATTCTCAGGTTGGTGAAACTTTCTCGGATGTTGGTGAAATACCTGGAATAACAACTCAATCTTTTTTTGCTCCACAGACTGATCCTGGTGCAATACCTGGAATAACAACTCAATCTTTTTTTGCTGCACAGACTGATCCCGGCGAAAGTCCAGATACTGCGACAGATAGATTGGCAAATGCCGATGAAAATCAAAGTGCCGCAGAAACGGCAAGGTTAAACAGACAAGCAGTTGATGCAAAAACCCCAGAAGTTCCTCAGATTGATGTGCCCAATCCTTTACACAAATACGATTCCTACACTTATTCCTTAAGTTTGTATATGATGGACTTTACAAAAGATTATGAATCACTTGTCGATTCCCCCAACCAATTTCAAGCACCCGCAGATAAGTGTCTAATTGCCAGTGCTGGTCGTGGCAAACGTGCGGCAGGATTCAACACTGAATTTTATTTTGAGGATTTGGAGTTTACTACAGTTCTCGGAATTACTCCTCAGAATAGAAATTCAAATCTAATCTCTGGTTCATTTAAAATTATTGAACCACTTGGATTTACACTTATTAATCGTTTGGTGGATGCGACAAAAGCAATTGTTGATCCATCAAAATCACCACGATACGAACAACAACCTTATCTTCTTAAGATTGAATTCTTTGGTATCGAAGAAGGTAAAATGAAACCAACGCCCGTAGAAGGTGACGGACCAAGTGGAAAATTTACTACAACCAAACACATTCCCATTCGGATTATAAGTATGGCGGCAGAAGTCACTGAAAAGGGAAGTGAATATAAAGTTGAGTTTGTGCCATTTCATCATCAAGCACTTATGGCGGCATCTGTCAGTATTCAAACTAAGTTTCAATTATCGGGTGCTACGATTGAAGAAATTTTTGGAACAGGAAACTTCGAAGGTAATCCATACAGTATCACCGGGGCAATTAACAAATACTATAACGATTTAGCAAAACAAAAAACTGCGTCTGCCGTAGCAAATAAGATTAAATTTGAAATTGATCCCACTATCGCCAAAGCAAAGATTTATCAATTACAAAAAGGTAGTTCTAACAATAATGATATTTACTATCGAAAAGATGGTGGTTCATGGTGGGTAGAACCCAATCAGAAACTTGATCGTCTTGTTGATTTTTTTGTTCGTAATTCAGAATATTTTACTTCTCAAATTGGAGAGACTACAAAAGCAAATGAATCTTTAAAGATATACAAAATTTTACCTAAAGTCAAACAGATTGGATTTGATGAGACGACTAATTCTAATGTGTTTGAGACAACTTATGTTATTACTCCTTTTGCAGTCACGAGTAAACAACCTGGAGCAATCAAACCTAAAGTCGAGGGACAAGTTAAAAAATACAGTTATATTTTCACTGGAAAAAATATTGATATTTTAGATTTTAAAATTGAGTTTAAAATGCTGTACTTTCAGACATTTAGTGCATTTCAAAATAAAAATGCTGTTATGGAAGGTGAGGGATCATTGGGTAGTTCTGAAATTGCAGAACGTGAAAATAAACAGATTAATAATCAAGAAGCAAGAAAACCAATAACCGATCCAACATTTTCTTCACAGATGGTTGCAGTTGCTGGATCTGGTGGACAAACCGGAATTGGTGGTCCAAAGTCCGAAAAATCAGAAATTGCTTCGCATGTGGCGTTAGACTTATTAAATACTCCAACGGGTGACTTGGTTAATTTAGAACTTCGTATTATTGGTGATCCATTGTTTATCAAACAAGATGATTTGTTTTATCCCCCATCTGTTACAGGTACATTAGATCTTCTTACACAAAATGGAAGTTTTATTATGGACAGAGGTGAGTTGTACGTTTTAGTGGAATTTAATTCTCCCCAAGATTACGATGAGTCTACTGGGTTGACTGATTTAGTGGACAATGATTACGGATACTCTAAGTTTTCTGGTGTTTACAGAATTATTAGTATTAAGAATTCATTTAGTTCTGGCAAATTTGAACAGTCACTTAGCATGGCACGAGTTCATCAAACCGTAGAGATTGTTGAAAAAGCAAGAGAGCAAGAGAAAATTTTGGATAAACAGAAAAATAAAGATGTGCTATTGCCTCCGAAGCATCTTCCAGTTGCTATTCCTCAAGTAACATCAGCATTTGCGTCTGTTCTTAATGCTAAGACAGAAGGTGGAGCAGATATTTTGAAATCTGTGTCTGATGTTGCATCTGGAGTTACTGATGGAATTAAAAATATTACTAGTGGTCGATTAAGTGGATTGAGTTTCGAATCATTTACCAGCGATGAAGATTTAACATATGATGGAAGTGATGAAATTGTTCGTGATCGGATTAATGCAGAACGGGCAAGCAGAGGATTAGTTTCGTTGGATGGATTGCAAGGAGGTGCTGAATAATTATGTCAGTTAAACCATTCTCCAATCCTCATCGTAGTTCTAAAAATATGATGCCATCAGATGATGCACAAGAGATTGTTCGTCATGGTCAGATAGCACTTGGAAAAGTAAAAGAAATTATCAGTATTGTTGGTGAAATGCGAGTATGGTTAGAGGGTTCAACGAGTCCAGAAACTGATTCACGATTCTGGGTAAAAGTCAAATATGCAAGCCCATTTATGGGATATACAAAGGGTGATCCGTTAAAGACTGAGAACAAAATTGATTACACAAAACAAGCATACGGGTTTAGTATGATACTGCCCGATGTTGATAATTTTGTGTTGTGTGCTTTTCCCGAAACTTCATCAAAATCAGAAGGATACTGGTTTGCCACAGTATCTATGAATTTTAACAATCATAGTTTACCAGCACACGGTTCTGTTGCTCGTTCACGAATCGATGAAACATCCATACCGACTGAAATTTCTAAGTTTCTTAGACCGACTGGAAATTATCCAGTAGGTGAAACCAATGAACGATTGCGAGAAACGACTCCGAGTTCGTTGGCATTTATTAATGATTATAAGAAACCAATTAATCCAGAGTTGACTGTTCAGTATATCACACAAGGCCTGGATATGGATATTCATCGTGGGACAATTAAATCAAGTTCTCAGAGACTTGGTGATGATGCACCACGAGTATTTGGTATTAGTACACCAGGACGAAAAAAACCGGGACAAAATCGTAGACTTGCTGGTCATAGTTTTATTATGGATGACGGTGACACACTTGGTGGTAACAAGTTAACACGATGGAGAACTGCTGCTGGTCATCAAATATTGATGAATGACAATATTGGAACAATTTATGTGTCCAATGCAAGTGGTTTATCGTGGATCGAATTAACTGCTCAAGGTGATGTACTAGTCTATGGTGCACGAGACTTTGCCGTTAGAACTCAAGGTAATATAGAACTTCATTCTGATAAGGCAGTTCGTATTGATGCCACTGATATCAACATGTTTGCTAAAAATTCGATGAAGTTCGAGAGTGAAGTTGAGATGACCCAACATTCGGGTAAGATTCTATCACAACACAGCGGTGAATCTTTCTCTATCAATACAGTGAATAATTTGAATATTAATAGTGGTGGTGTTGCTTATCTTAAATCTGCTGGTGAGATTGATATCAAAGGTAGTCGAGTTACTTTGAACACGGGTGGTGGTAAAGCGACAAGTATTGTACCCACTCAAATCGAAAGAGAACGATACCCAGATACTATTTTTGATGCTAGTAGTGGATGGGCAGTTCAGAATGATTTACTATTTTCAATATGTAATCGAGTACCTGCACACGAACCGTATTTACGAGGATCGTTTGAAGGTACTGCTGAAGCATTGAAATCGTTTGTTGCATCACAAGAATACGATAAGAAGAAAGATGCAAGCAAGATTCAGTCTAAAGATTCGGTGATTCAAAAAACTACTGATAGCAGTGCATTTGAAGATTCCACTGCTAATGAAGCACTTGTTGGTATTCAAGAGGGTATGAGTGCAACGGGAGCAATTTCTAACCTAACTTCTGGATCACCAGCATTGGCATCAACTCTTGCCATTAAACCTCCTAATATTGCCCCAGAATCATCATTTAAGAATCAACCTGTTCCTGCTGGTGCGGTTGCCAACCTAGAACCCCAAGAAACTCAGGCATTATTTGCTCAGATTGGTCATACAGAAAGTTCAGGCAAGTATGATGCAGTCAACCAGTTTGGATATGCTGGTAAATACCAGATGGGCGCTGCCGCATTACAAGATGCTGGACTACTGAAACCTGGTACAAAACAGTCGGTGGAAGCAATGCAAAATCCCGATAATTGGATTGGTGGACCTGGAAAACCCAAGAGTCTTGATGAATTTTTGGCAAATGAGGAATTACAAGAAAAAACTATGGTGGATTATACCAATAGAAATTATCAAACGTTGAAACGCATAGGAGCAATCGATGATAATTCTTCAAAAGAAGATATTAGTGGAGCACTTGCGGCAAGTCATTTGGTTGGACCAGGTGGTGCAGCAAAATTGATTAAGACGGGAGTTGATCCACAGGATGCCAATGGAACCAAGGCAAGTCAATATTTTGCTAACGGATCAAAAGCAATTACTAAGGCGACTACAATTGCTCAAGCAGAGCAATCAAAACGACAATTAGGAGCATAAAATGTACGTAGGATTTAATACCATAGGTCGATTTAAAAGGTTTAGAATGACCGATTTTGAACTGGTGAAACGAGACCTACTGAATCATTTCTCGATTCCCAAAGGACAGAAGTTAATGCAACCTGATTTTGGTTCTATCATATGGAATTTACTGTTTGATCCTTTCGATGATAGAACAAAATCTCTCATTGAAGAAGATATTCGCACAGTGGTGTCTTATGAAACTAGAGTTGCTATACAAACAGTGGTAATCAATCAGTACGAAAATGGAATTCAAGTGGACATGGAATTAACTTACATTCCCACAAACCAAGTGGATACAATTTCAGCACGATTTGATCGTGAAAACCAAGAACTTCTCGTTGCCTAAATACTGAATTAGGACACTAAAAACATGGCATTAACCACACGACAAGATCTCACTTTAGGTAATCAAGACTGGCAAAAAGTCTATGAAAGTTTCCGTAATGCTGATTTTCAGAGTTATGACTATCAAACTCTGAGAAAATCGATGATTGATTATCTTAAAATCTACTATCCAGAAGATTTTAATGATTTTGTCGAGAGTTCAGAGTACATTGCCTTAATCGATCTTATTGCCTTTTTGGGTCAATCTCTTGCCTATCGTATCGATCTTAATGCACGTGAAAACTTTATTGATACGGCAGAAAGACGAGATTCTGTACTCAAGTTGGCAAAACTCATCTCTTATATTCCAAAGAGAAATCAGGCGGCAAGAGGATTATTAAAGTTTGATTCGGTGCAGACCACACAACAGTTGATTGATAGTAACGGTGAAAATCTTACTGGTTCGGTGGTCAATTGGAATGATTCTACCAATTCAAACTGGTACGAACAATTTATTACCATTTTAAATGCCGCATTTGTTGATGGTAAATTTGGTAATCCTTACAATTCTAAGTCAATCAACAACATATTGACAAATGAATATAAAATTAATACTCCTTCTAACATTATTCCAGTGTTCACATTCAGTTCACTGGTGGATTCTCAGACACTTGATTTTGAGATTGTTTCTGCTACAACCAGTGGAAAGAGTGTAATTTATGAAGAATTACCCTCAAGTACAAATGGATTTAATATCCTTTATCGTAATGACAACCGTGGTAACGCAAGTAACAATACTGGATTCTTCTTGTACTTTAAGCAAGGCACATTGAGAACAGAAACTTTTAATGTGAACGAAAGTATTCCCAATAATGTAATTCCAGTCTCTTATAATAATATTAATAATGATGATGTGTGGTTGGTGAAGTTGGGTGATTCCGCATTGACAGATGAGCAATGGGCACAAACCGAAGTGGTTGCTGGTCAAAATGCCATTTATAATAATTCAACATCAAAGAACATTTATCAAATTACTACAAGAAACAATGATCAGATTGATTTAGTTTTTGGTGATGGTACATTTGGTGCTATCCCCGAAGGACGATTCAGAATTTACTTTAGAACTTCTGCTGGAGTTACCTATACTATATCTCCCGATGAGATGCAAGGTGTCACGATCACAATTCCTTATTATAGTGAGGCAGGACGACTTGAACAGTTAACAGTAACGGCAAGTCTACAGTATACAATTGGTAATGCTCTTGCTAGAGAATCAATTAATGATATCAAGACTCGTGCTCCGCAACAATATTATACACAAAATCGTATGGTTACGGGTGAAGATTATAACATTTTTCCTTATACACGATACTCTACCATTTCCAAAGTTAAAGCAGTCAATCGTACAAGTACGGGTGTCTCACGATACCTATCATCGGACACGACAGGAAAATACTCTAGCACCAATATTTTTGCTGATGATGGTGTATTGTGGCAAGAAGAAAGTATAAAAACTAAATTTAAATTTGGTTGGAATACGGACTCTGATATTAATTCGATTATTGCGAATAAAATTACTCCACTTTTACAAGAGAAAAGTCTACTTCATTTTTATTATAAGAATTTTGCGAGACAGTCGATAAGCAATTTTTATTGGACACGGGTAACATCAGACTCTGGTAGTAGTACTGGATATTTTACAAATTCACCCACATCAACAACACCTTTACAGGTTGGTGTGAATGTAAGTGGTGCGGAAAACTTTATTCGTAAAAATGCTATTTTAGTATTTGACGTAACCAACTATCCCAATACGGTTGATATTCAAACAGATATTGCTAGTGACCAAGATGGTAATAGCTACATTTATGCCACGGTAATTAGTGTTCAAGGAAATGGTACACAAACACAATTGAGTAATGGTAAAGGTTCAATTTTACTGAATAAAGATTTGCCTGATAATATAGAATTGGTAAGTATAATTCCAGCATATGCTAATAGTTTTTCGCAAGAATTGATTAGAGAGATTCTGAATAATATTACTGACTATAAAGAATTTGGTCTGCGATACAGTCAACGAAGAAATAGTTGGGCAATTATTAATTTTGAAAATTTAGATACTACTTCCAATTTTTCACAAGAATTTCAAGGTGATACTATTAACTCAAATAAAGACTCTTCTTGGTTAATACGATTTTCTGTGACTGGTTCAATTTTTACTGTATTCATGCGATCACATGAATACAAATTTGCCAGTAGTAGAACTGTTAAATTTTATTTTAACGAAAATAGTAAAATTTTTAATTATGAAAATTCTCAATCGATTGTTGATTCAATTAAAGTATTAAGAGTTAATTCTAATATTGCTGGTGGGGATATTAATTGGAACATTTACGACCAAGAAATAGAATCTGATGGATATAAAGATCAGTCTCGTGTTTTAGTTACTTTTTCTGATACGGACAATGATGGTATTCCAGATAATCCAGACATTTTTAGTTCTATTGTTTCTGGATCTCCTGTGTTTTTTAGAATAGTGAATGATAATACTTCATCTGATCGTTACGAAAGAATTAGTGGACTTTCATTTATACGTGGAATTGACTCTACGAATGAGATTAGAGCAAGAATAAACAATTATTCCGTAGGACAACTATTTTATGTTTCTTCGGAAAATAAATCGTATCAAATTGAATCTACAAATGGAAATAAAATTTTGGTTGAACGGACAGATATAATCAAATATAATGGTCGTCCTGCTTTATATTTCCAATATAAACATAATGCTGATATTGATCGAACATTAAATCCCAATTCGAACAATCTTATTGATCTTTATGTCCTCACGAATGAATACGAGACCAGTTTTAGGACATGGTTGTTTACTAATCGTAATCTCCAAGATATTCCTAGACCTCCTAGTGCAGAAGATTTGCGTCTACAGTATAACGACTTGGAGAATTATAAAGCAGTCAGTGACCAGATTATTTTCAACAGTGCCAGTTATAAGTTACTGTTTGGTAATCTTGCTCCCGAAGAATTACAAGCAACATTTAAAATTATTAAAAATCCTAATGGAACAGTGAGTGACAATGAGATCAAGAATCGTGTTCTTAATCTTATTAATCTTTACTTCTCTTCTGAATACTGGGACTTTGGTGAGACATTCTACTTCACCGAAATGGCAACCTATATTCAAAAAAGTTTACCATCATTGATTAGTAGTATTATCATTGTACCCAATTCGAGTAGTCAAACTTTCGGAAGTTTACAACAAATTTCCAGTAGTTCTAACGAAATTTTGATCTCTTGTGCCACGGTAGATGATATTGAAGTTATTAGTTCGATTACCGATAGTCAATTGAGAAATTAAGAAATCCTGAAAAATGGGGTTAATTTTTCATAATAAATACACTAATAACATACTTTAATCTAAAAGATGGCAAAAACTAAGACGAACCAACTACTACCTTCAGTATTCCAGACAGAGACGAACGAGAAGTTTCTCAATGCTACACTGGATAACTTGGTCACTGAACCCAATCTTAAGGCAATCAGTGGATTTATTGGTCGTAAGTTTGCCCCAGAATTCAAAGGTTTTGCCTCATATGTTCAAGAGCAAACCGCATCGAGGGGTGATTATCAGTTAGAATCGTCTGTTGTTGTCAAAAATCTTGATACGGGGGAGATTGATCTTCATCGTAGTTACCAAGAAATTATACAAGATATTCGCAGTTCGGGTGGTATTGTCAATGATCCTAACAAAGTATTTTCTGGTGATTTTGTTACTTATAATCCACAGATTAATCTAGATACTTTTGCCAACTATTCAGAGTATCTTTGGTTGCCTAATGGTCCTGCACTGATTGAGGTTGACTCTGAAGTAAACATAGCAAATATTGTTGGTCAGTCTACCGCAACCGTAACCTTGTCTAATGTTTCTTTATCGTTGACTAACGGACTTAAGATCAAGTTTACTGGTAATGTTTCCGATTCTTCCTATCAGAATAGGGAATACTATGTTGATGGTGTTGGAAGTAGTATTGAATTGGTTCCAGTTGCCGAACTTGTAATTGGAAGATCAAAGCAAAAAAACACATTTGATCCAACATCTGTATTCACATTTGTTACGACTCCGTCCCTAAACACAGAAGAAACTTCCGATGTATTGACAGTAGAGTCATTTGGTTTACCAGATAATAATCAGGTGTTGAGTGGATTTAGTAATCTTTCTGCACAAACGTACAAATTTGTTTACCCTTATCGTGGTGGATTAAATTTTCCAGAAGATACGGATAGCATTGCTTTTGAAAGTGGTGTAATTGGCATTTCTTCTGTTGGTATTCCGTTCTATGGAGTATCCAACGATTGGACATTGACGGTATCTGGTGGAGCAGTAAAGCATTATGATCCAATCTTCACTGATGTTAATTTTAGAGATACTTATGGTGGTGAACGTGGAAGTGATGGTGCTTATTTTTATAAAGATATATTGCCTGTTCTGAGAAATGCTTGGGGTGGAACAGACGGATTCTCCGATGGGTATACAAATACAGACGGACACTCTAAGATTATAGGATTTGCCGCAGACGGATATCCGATCTACGGACCTTATGGTTATCAAGATGTTAATGATTCTTCAAGTTCTGTTGTTAGAATGAGAAGCAGTTATCGTCTTTCTGTCAATGACGAAGATAGACCAGAACCAAAAACAGTTACGATTGCTTTGTTAGATTCAAATAATCCATCTAGATTGTTGGTTGATTCTACGACTGGATTAAATCCTGGTATGCGACTTTCAGCAATTAATGGAGTTGCGGTTAATTCTACAGTACGAATTGTTAATAATTCACAATCCTCAGTATTAAATGCTCCTGTTTGGAATGGTGACATTAATCAATTGGAGATCAGTGTTAATTACTCTGAAGTTATTAATCCTTCTACGGGTAATCCAATTGTGTTTACCGATACACTTACATTTGAATTTGTAGCAGGATCTTTTATTGAAGATTATGTATATGAAGATGGGCACGGAACATTAGATGAGCATAATGGACGATTCTGTGTTACTCCAGAATTTCCATTAGGAACTTATGCGTATTTTGCCACAATAGATGCGTCTGGTAATCCAGTTTATCCTTACATTGTTGGTAGAAGTTACTATGGATCGACAACGATTGATACCAATCAAACACTCACTGATCCTATATATGTGTTAATTAATCGTGCTTCTCAAGATAGAAATCCGTGGAGTCGTCGTAATCGATGGTTTCATAAACAAGTTGCTGAATTAGGAAATACACACTCCGAGTTTCCAATTGATTTGTCACAATTTGAGAAAGCAAAGCGTCCTATTATTGAGTATAATAAAAATTTACAATTATTTGTATATGGACGACGATTTGTTGGGCAAGTTGACTTAATTGATACGGTGACAACAAATGCGTTAGTTACTGTTCAAAACCAACTTCCTCAAGAAATTGATGGTATAACTTTAGTTAATGGTATTAGAATTATTTTTGCAAATGAAAATGACACCAATATTAAGACAAAAATATGGGAAGTTGAGATTGTAAATGGAGTGGTTAATCTTAATGAAATTCAAACAGTTCAATTTCGTGAAATTGTAAATGTTACTAGTGGAGTTAATGGAGTTAATCAAACTTACTTTTTGACTAGAGACTCACGATGGGTTCGATCTCAGCAATATATTGACAAAAAATCGTTCCCAATTTTTGATGTTGTTGATGAAAATGATGTATCTTTTAGAGATCAAGATTCATATCCGTCATTTAATCAAACCACACAATTTTTTGGTACACAAATTTTTAATTATAAAATTTCTACAACTGCACAAGATGATTCGTTTTTAGGATTTCCCATAAGTTATAGAAACATTAACAATCTTGGTGATATTGAGTTTATCAATTACTTTGATCGAGATGAATTTGAATACAGAATTGATGGTGTTAATTATAAGAAAAAAGTTTCTAGTGGATATCTTGTTAAAAATAATGGCATTGAAAGAGAACTAGTTAGTATTTGGACACCATCGGATGAACCAAATAAACAATACCAAATTATCTCTTATATCTATAATGATGATCCCAATTTTATTATAGATTGTGAAGAAGAAATTGACGATATTCATCATCATTTTAAAGTTTATGTTAACTATAAACATTTAGAAGAGGATGAGTATGAAACTCCACAAAGGTTATCTGGAGGAGAAAAGTTTAATGTTTTTATCACTAGCCCGTTGGTAAAAGGTGATAAAGTTGACTTTATTATATACAGTACTGATGTAAGTCAACTTGGATATTATGAAGTTCCTAAAAATTTAGAATTTAATCCGTTGAATCAAGATTTCACAACAGTCACACTTGGTGAGATGCGTAATCATATTGGTGACATGGTTGATAACAATAAACTAGTCGAGGGTGTATTTCCTGGTGTATCAAACATTCGAGACTTTGATATTACCTCTTTGGGTGGCAAGATTGTCAAACAAGTTTCTCCTTTAAGTTATGCGTCATTGTTTTTAGCAAAGAACCAGTATAACTTCATTGATGCTATCAATCACGCAAAAGTTCAGTATATTAATTTCAAGAATAAAATTCTTACACTTGCGGCAACTGCTCGATCACCAATTGTGAATACACTTGGTGGACAACGTGAAGCACTTGATCTTATCTTACAAGAAATTATTCTAACTAAGAATAATTATGCTCCATGGTTTGCCAGTGATATGATTCCATTTGGTGATGATTATAATCGTATTGATTATACGGTTATTGATACGTTCCAACGTAATTATCCAATCACCACAGTCTTTAATGATTCTGAATTATCAAATAAGTCAGTGCTGGTTTATATTAATAATACAATTGCTACAAAAGGTAAGGATTATACGTTTGACCAAGATATTCCAGTTATTACTTTTACTGATGACTTGGAACTTTTTGAAAATGACACGATTGCTATCTTTGAGTATAACAATACTGATGGATGTTACTGCCCCGAGACTCCTACAAAATTAGGACTATTTCCTAAGTACGAACCTAAAATTGTTACTGTTGATTCACGTCGATTTGTTCAAGGTCATGATGGTAGTTTGACTTTAGCATTTGACGATTTTAGAGATGATATTCTTATAGAGTTTGAATCAAGAATTTACAATAATATCAAAGTTACCGAGAAGAAACATCTCACCGATTTTTACTGGACAAAACCCGGCAAGTTTAGAATCAATAACTTTAATCTAAGAGAGTTTAACTCTGTATTGAGTCAGGGTTTTTATTCTTGGTTAAAAGAAAACAATATCGAAGACTTTACAACCAACGATATCTATAAAGAGTATGTTACTGATCCCACGGGTCAAGTACCAAGAACTCTCGATGCGAACACTGGTGTTTACTCTGGTCCTTCTATCTACACCGAAGATCCCAATCGATTCTTTAGTTACAATTACAAGAACACAAGAGATTTAGACGGTGAATTGTTGCCTGGTAGTTGGAGAGCATGCTTTGATTATTATTATGATACTACCACTCCCAACCTAACACCATGGGAAATGCTTGGGTTTACGAATAAACCAACATGGTGGGAAGCAGAATACGGTCCTGCACCCTATACAAGTGGTAACTCATGGTTATGGGAAGATTTACAAGAAGGTCGAATTCGACAAGGTTCTCGTTCTGGAGTGGATACAAACTTTGCTCGACCTAATCTAACGAATATTATTCCAGTTGACGAACAAGGTAATCTAATTGCTCCCGCAAATCTATTTGCTGGTGAAAGAAATCAAGTGGATGCTAGTTGGACATTTGGTAACTGGAGTCCAGTTGAGTGGGCATGGAGACGATCACCAGAGTTTAGATACTCGTGGCAAATTGCACTTGCTTTAACACAACCCGCAAAGTATTTCTCTTTTGGTGTTAATACACAAGATTATGATTATAGTGAATTAATTAATCAGTATGTAATCTCGGACACCAATAAACAAATTACAAAGTCTGATATCAAGATTAACGGCAGAGTGGTCAACAATGCTATCATTCGTGGTGCTGGTGTTGTCAACTGGATTGCTGAAAAACTATTCTCAGATGGTATTGTAGATAAAAATGTTCTTAAGTCGTACATTGACAATCACGATGTTCGTTTAAGTTATCGTCTTGCTGGATTTTCTGACAAGAATTATCTTAAGATGGTTGCTGAACAATACAGTCCACAATCGCAAACACAAGGTGTTCTTATTCCCGATGAGGATTATGACTTAACTGTATCTGAGTCCGCTCCTTTAAATAATCCCGTTTATAGTGGTGTTATTGTTCAACGAGTTGCCGACGGATATAAAGTATCTGGGTATGATACAGTATCACCTTACTTCTTGGTTGTCAATCCTGATTTTAAGGGTAAGAGTTACGATGTTAAAATTGTAAACGAACAAGTTAAGTTTTATGAAGATCATTTACAAAATGTAAATGTTGTGTATTATAACACAGTCTTTAGAACAAGGCAACAAGTTGCTAATTTTATCTCTGCTTACCAGAAATATTTGAATCTGGTTGGATTTGAGTTTGATGATTATGACGGTAATTTAGAGACAATTAAGAATTGGGAATTAAGTCTTAAAGAGTTTATGTACTGGTCACAACAAGGATGGCCAGTTGGTAGTTTAATTACACTTAGTCCTGTTGGAGCATCATTGAAGTTTTCCTCGCCTTCTGGTGTTGTGGGTGAACTTGATAATACGATTGATGGTTATCGTATTCAGAATCAGAATAACAAGATTGTTCCTAAAAATAATTACACAGTTAATCGACAAGGTAATAATTTTAGAATTACCATAACTAATCCCTTAGAAAACAATATCAGTTTTGCTCGATTAAAACTTGTTCAGCATGAGCATGTGGTTATCTTTAATAATCAGACACAGTTTAAAGATGTGATCTATAATCCAGTATTTGGACAACGACAGTTTAGAATTAAAGTAGTCGGCAAAAAGACTGCCAATTGGTCTGGATCTATATCACCCGAAGGATTTATTATTAATCAAGATAATATTGCTGAGTGGGAACCTAGCACAGATTACAAACGTGGCACATTGATTAACTTTAAGAATTTTTATTATGTTGCCAAAGATAATGTCATTGGTGCAGAAGACTTTAAATTCTCAGAGTGGAAACTGGTTGATTCGGAAAGATTTAAGTTTGGATTATTGCCCAACTTCTCGACTATTAGTGGGCAAAGTCGTTACTATTTTGATGTAGACAAAGTTGATTTAGACTCCGAATTTGACCAGATGAGTCTTGGATTAATTGGATATCGTAGTCGTAGTTATTTTGTAAATGCTGGATTTAATGATGTCACGCAAGTTAAACTATATCAAGGTATTGTAAAGCAAAAAGGCACAAAGAACGCAATTGATTCGGTTAGTAAGATATTTAATGATACAACCACTCACGAAGAGTGGGCATTTAGAGTTGGTGAGTATGGTGCACTAGATAATAATAACTTCATTGATATTCAATTATCTGAATCGGATGTTAAGGGTAATCCAGTTTCATTGACTATCAATGATGGAAAAATTACCTACACTGGCAATCGTGTTGATTATTCTGGCATTGTTAATTATAGTTCTGCTACTGTTCCTACCAATATTTTTGCCGAAGAAACTGTAAAGTATAATAAAGAGAATCGTCTAAAGACTGCTGGATTTGTAAACTATAATGACATTGATTATACACTGTTCTCATTTGATCCAGCAAATGCTTCACAACTTCCAGTTAATACATTAAAAACGGGCGATACGGTTTGGGTTGCCTCTGACTTTTATACAGAGTGGAATGTCTATCGTGTTGTTAATTCTAAGAATAATGTCATTAAAGTTAGTAATTTGTTTAACTCCACTCTTTTAGTCGAAACTAAAAAAGCACACGAACTTGCTGAAGACTTTGTTGTTATATTGAAGACCGAAGATGATATCGAGGGAATTTATCGTGTTATAACGGTGGTGAATAAAACTCAGTTTGTTGTTCGTTACACTGGTGTAAATGATATTACCAATTTTGTATCAACCGATTATGAAAATGTAATTTTAAGTTATATGCAATCAGTTAAGATTGACTACAATTCTGATATCGTAGACATAACTCCATCCGATGAATGGGATGCTGGCGATTCAGTTTGGGTCAAAAATCCAAATACAAATAATTGGAAAGTACTGACTAAAAATGATTCTATAAATGACTTAACACCGATATCTTCCAATCAGATATCTGAAAATGCATCGTATGGTTCTATTTTTGATATTTCTGATGATAAGTCCTCTTTAGTTTATACAGATCAAAACAATATTAATTCTTCAATTTTTCATTATAGATTTCGTAATGGAAATTATGAGTTTTTTGAAAAAATAGATATTCCTTCATTCTTCAAAAGAAGATGGACGATTAATAACATTATTTTT